GTGAATCAAAATCAATATGACGGAGAAGGAGAAAAAATTTTGACTGCGTTTCAAAGTGTGATTCCAGATCTCTCAGAAGCAGACCGGGAGAAGGTGCTCTGCTTCGGGGAAAAGATGGCGGCGCGGGGACAGGAACGGGAGCGGGAGAGCGCTGACCTCTCTATGGGAGGCGGTTCAGGGGCGGTGAGCGCTTAATTCATTGCTGCTGGTCTGTTCCAAAGGTCCGGGCCGAGGCATTTTCCTGCAATGATTGGCTGGCACGCCGCTGGCGCAACGAAGGCGCAAAACAATGTTCATAGTATCACATTCTGGACCGTAAACTATGAGGAGAACAGTATGAAAAATTTTGTCCAAGTAAAAGAGAGAAACCGCCGGATACAACGGCACCCTTACTGGGGTGGTTCATTGAGAATCATAGAGCAAGCCGCGGCTTGCTTTCGCCGCGGGCGCTATGATGGAAAGCGGATGAGGGGACGGATGTTCACACAAGTTATTCAGCGGTTGCTGCTGTGTGCACTCCTGCTTCTGGCGTGGGCCGTTGCGCTGGGTTTCGTGATGGGCAGCGGGATGTGAGGCGCTTTTTGCCATCTGATGGATGTGGTATGGCTCATGCAGTGTGAAGGCTGAAAAAGGGAGATGATGATTATGGAAGTAGTGGAGGAGGAGAGCAATGCAAAATCCACTTCGTGATGTTCAAAGAAATGGTCCTGTGTGCCAGTGCCAAATGTGCTTGGGCGAGGTATATCGGGAGGAGACCATGTATGAATGGGAGGGCAAGCTGATTTGCAGCGATTGCTTTCAAGATGTGATTTGGGTATTTGTCAAGGCACATCCGGAAGAGTTGGCCTCAGAGTTGGGAATTGAAATGCAACATATGTAGCGTGCTGCCAAACGACTGGGGAAAACGGCCGGAGAAACGCACAGGATATGGAAATAACCGGTTCTGGGGTAGGAAGGGGATGACGGGCGGCGCGAGGAACGGGAAAGAGGCCGCGCATTGGCGGTTGGAATGAAAGAGGTGCGGCAGGGTGGACTGTCTAGGGTGAGGGAACGTCCTGTTTTGCAGCGTATGGTATTGAGTCAGCGGATATGGAAAAATCCGAAACAAAAGAGAGGCGTGAATGTATGGATTGGAAACGGGAAGCGGCTGATAAACTGAAAGACTACGAGGCGCGCAGGCAGGCATTGGTTAATCTGTCCGAAGAGATTGAGCGGCTCAAGGCGGCCATGAGCGGCATACGCAGCGCCAACTCTGAGGTGGCGCCGACAAGGGGCAACGGCAGGCGCGAGGACGCCCTGCTATCCAATTTGGTACATAGGCAAGAGTTGGAGCTCAGACTTGAGGACGCAAGGCTGTGGGTGTCCATGGTAGAACGGGCGCTGTCTGTGCTGGACCAGGAGGAGCGCCTGATCCTGGAAGGGCTCTTTGTAAATAAGTCAAAAGGGAGTGTTGACCGCCTGTGTGAGCGGCTCAATGTAGAAAAGACGGCGGTATATGAGCGCAAGGACAAAGCGCTGAGGCATTTTACGTTGGCCCTATATGGGGCGACAGAGGCATAAAAGAGCGGAAAACAACCGGAAGATTTTTGGAGTTGAATCTGTTATTATGATATCAGTGAATGCTGCACACAACCCCGCCAGGCCGTCTGGTGGGGTTGTTCCATTTTAGTTGGGGGGTGTGAAGCACAGTGAGGCAAAGGCAATGGAGGGATGGTGATGCAGCGTTCAGATGATGCAAGGCGGAAAACCTGTTTATGGGAGGGATTGGATGGCTGAAATTGATTTTTGCAGCATCGTTGCTGGGACAAGTCTTGCCCTGAGTGCCGCATTTCCGGACCGGCAGGTCCATACAGGGGAAATAGAGACGGGTGCAGAGGCCGGGTCATTTCAGGTTCGGATGCGTTCAGCAGGACAAGTCAGGCAGTTGGGAAGGCGGTATCAATGGAGTGCCGTGGTGGAAGTGGTTTACAGCCCAGAGCATGCAGGAATGGAGTGTTACGATATGGCGCACCGGCTCTGTATCATCCTGCAGAACATCACCACCCCGCAAGGGGATCTCATCCGCTGCACAACCTGTGCTTGGAAGGTGGAGGAGAATGAGCTGCGTGTGTCGGCGGGGTACGATCACACTGTGTATGAGCCGCAGATGCAGGAGGGAATGGAGACACTGCAGATAAGACAGGAGGGATAAGGAAAATGGCCAAACAGCAACAAAAGAAAACAAGGTCATCCGCAAGGTATACCAAAGAGCAATTAGCCACGTCCAAGCGATATGCCAACCGGCGGGATTTGATCAGTACCCTGCTGGCGGATGGCGAGACCTATACCTTGGAAGAGGCGGACGCGAGGATAGCGCAATTTATGAAAGGGAAGGTAAACTAATATGGCACTTGGCGGAGGAACATGGCAGACCCAGAATAAGGTGCTGCCGGGCAGTTACATCAATTTTTTCAGTGCGAGCAAGGCATCTGCCGCCTTATCTGACAGAGGGTACGCGGCGGTGCCGTTTGTGCTGAGTTGGGGTCCTGAAGGAGAAATTTTTGAGGTTACGGCAAGTGACTTCCAGAAAAATAGCAAGGAACTTTTTGGCTACGCTTATCACCATGACAAGCTGGTTGCGCTGCGGGAGGTATTCTGCAATGCCACCACGGTGTACTGCTACCGTCTGGGCGCAGGCGCGGTCAAGGCAGAGAACACATTCGCGTCTGCCAAGCATCCGGGCGTGCGGGGCAATGACATTTCCATTGTGATTGCCGCCAATGTAGATGACAGCAATCTTTGGGATGTGAGCACGTATCTGGATACCGTCAAGCTGGAGACCCAGACTGTGGCCGAGGCTGCTAAATTGGCGGACAACAGCTATGTGGAATTTAAGCGCGATGCCGTCCTGGCAGCCACAGCCGGAGCGTCTCTGACCGGAGGGGGGGATACGGCAAACATCACAGGGGACAGTCATCAGAGCTTTTTGGACAAGCTGGAGTCCTACACCTTTAATACCCTGTGCTGCCCTTCGGCAGATGATGCCATTGTCGGCCTCTACACGGCCTATACCAGGCGCATGAGAGATGAAGTGGGGGCAAAATTTCAGCTTGCGGCATGGCAGCCGGGCGCGGCGGATTATGAAGGCGTCATTGGGGTGTGGAATACCGCTTCCCATGCTGCCATCAGCGGCGTGGATGCCAATGCGCTGGTCTATTGGGTGGCAGGGGCGCAGGCCGGTGTTGCGGTGAACAAAACTCTGACCAATGCCGCCTATAGCGGAGAACTTACGGTGAACACGGAATACACTCAGATGGAACTGACGGCTGCGATTCGGGCGGGAAAATTTATGTTCCATAACAACAACGGCTCGGTCTGTGTGCTGGAGGATGTAAACACCCTGGTGACGCTGACCGACACCAAAGGTGAGCTATTCCAGAGCAACCAGACCATGCGCGTGTGCGACCAGATTGCCAACGATATCGCGGTGCTCTTCAACACCCGGTATGTAGGCAAGGTGCCCAATGACGCCTCCGGACGCGCCTCTCTATGGGGCGATGTGGTAAAGCTGCTTCAGCAGTTGGAGCAGATCCGGGCGGTGGAGCACTTTGATCCGGACACCGTGACCGCAGAACAGGCGGACAGCAAGAAGGGCGTGCTGTGCACCATCCATGGCCTGAACATCATCAACGCAATGAGCCAGCTCTATATGAGTGTGATCATTCGGTAAGGGAGGAATCAAACATGGCAAATACAACTATGAATACCCAGGATGCGGTGAGCGCCAATTTTGCGGAGTGTTTTGTTACGTTAAATAATACCCGCTATTCCATGCTGATGGCAAAAGAATTTGAGGGGAAAGCCAGCATCACCACGGCCGAGGTGCCCCGCCTGGGCAGCGTTGTCATTGGTCACAAGGCGCAGACGGTGGTATTGAGCTTCTCCATGACCATCTATAAGTGTACGGAGATTTTTGACGATATTATGGATCAGTTTATCCAGACAGGTGTGATGCCCACCTTTGATATTCAGGTTTCCAATGAGGATCCCTCCACCTCCGTGGGGCGGAGTACCAAAATTTTTACCAACTGTGTGCTGGATGGGGATGTGATGCTGTCCATGTTCAACGCGGAAGGTGAATTTGTGGAGCAGTCCATTGAGGGCTTCTGCGACAGCTATACCCGCCCTGAAAAGTACACCAATCCATCTTATATGTAAGGGAATTGAAAGGAGTTTTTGAACTATGAGTACACTTTCCGCTTTTCTGCAGCCTAATGTAGAGCATGTTCCAAACGCCAAATATGCCGCATCCCCCCGGTTTCGGGGAGAGGACGCAACGGTGGTGGAATGGGAGATCCGCTGTATTTCCGCAGACGAATACTCCAGAATCCGCAGCTCTTGCATCAAGAGCACCCCCGTGCCGGGAAAAAAGAACCAGATGACCCAGCAATTGGACGCCTACGCGTTCCAGGCTAAGGTATGCGCCGCGTGTACAGCTTTTCCCGACCTGAACAGCGCGGAGCTGCAAAACAGCTGGGGTGTGATGACCCCCCATGAGCTTTTGGGTAAGATGCTCATTGCCGGCGAGTTTGACGACTATGTGGCGGAGGTGTTCCGGGTGAACGGCTTCCAGACCGCCGATGAGCTGGTGGAAGAGGCAAAAAACTGATTGAGGACGGCGACCCGGAGGCCAATTATGCACATTTCTGTCTGCAAAAATTTGGCTGGGAGCCGTCCAAGTTCTTAAATCTGTCTCCGCGGGAGCAGGCGGTGGTAATCGCCTCCATTAACATCCGCTGTGAGACAGAGCGGAAGCAGGCAAACGACATGAAGAGCAAGTCAAGGCGGGGAAAGCGGAAGTAGTGCGGGAGGGCCGCTATCTGGCAAGAGTAGCGGCCCTTCTGAACTGCCGGGCGGGATGCGCCTGATGTCGTGACAGGAGCAGATACAGGAAGAAATACACAGGGAGATGGTACCACACGGAGTGATCTGGCGTGGTTTTTTGATCTCAAAAGGAGGTGAGATGGTGGCAACAATGGAGTCGCAGATGCAGAACATGAATCGCACACTAAAGCAAATAAACAACACGCTAGGTGTAACCCAAAACAGCTTTGCCACAGTGCAGCAGGCATGTGAACGGGCTATGAATCCCGCTCTGCTTGAAAGCGTGAGCGGTCATATGGGTAAACTGGATGGCGCCATCAGGCGAATCGCGGAACAATATGAGAAAGTGGCAGAGCAGCAAAAAAAGGTCAATAACGGTACGGAAAAGGGCACTTCTCTGGTGGATGGAATGCTGAAAAAGGCCACAAAACTTGTAGCTCAATATTTGTCGCTGTCCAATATAAAGGATGTTGCAGGCAAATCCATGACCAGCGCGGACAAGAGCATTCATGCATCGGCACAATTGGCTCAGAGTCTGTATAACAGAGGAATGGGGCAGGAGGCTTACCAGAATATCAGCGCCGCCGCAGGCAATTATGGATATTACGGACAGACGGCAATGATGGCCGGGGCCGCGCAGCTAACCGGCCATCTTGGGGAGGAAGGAGCCGTTGCGAACATTATGGGGGCACTGAGTGATTATGCCGCCGGGAGAAGCAGTGCAGGGCAAGTGGACGCCAGTCAAATGGCGGCCTATGCAGAGGAATTAGAGAACATATTGAGCGGGTCCTATGACAAAATTGCTGACGCAGGGCTTCAAGTGACGCAGGCGCAAAAGAAGGTTCTGGAATGTGGTACAGGTTTGGAAAAATCCGCTGTTCTGGCAGATATTGTTGGAGAAGCATATGGGGGAATGTATGACAGAATGGCGAACACCCCCACAGGGCAGATGCAGCAGTTTAAGACGACCATAGAGGAGATGCTGAGCGGGGTGGGAGTTGGGATATACCCGGCAGTGCTCAATATCATAAATTTAATGCAGGCAAATCTGCCACAAATACAAGCGCTTGTTATGGGAATCACAGGGGTACTGTCTCAACTGATCAATCTAGCTGTGTCTTTTGGTACATTTATGGCGGAGAACTGGGGAATCATTGGACCACTTATGTTAGGCATAGTTGGAATATTGCTGGTATATTTAGCGGCGACAAAGGGAGTTGCATTGGCACAAGCTGCTGGGACCGCAATTTCAGCCGCCTTTCATGCAGTTCAAACGTTTCTTGCAATGGGCCTCGGAGTTCTAACAGGCAATACCGCGGCGGCATCGGCTGCGATTTTTACATTTAATTCTTCGCTGTTGGCCAGTCCCATTACCTGGATTATCGTGATTTTAATTGCTCTAATTGCTATCATTGCCGCAATTGTGGGGGTCATCAACAAAGTTACGGGAAGTACAATCTCAGCAGTGGGAGCGATCATGGGAGTCTTCGCAGTTTTAGGAGCGTTTTTACGAAACGGTTTTGTCGTTCCGCTACAAAATATATTTGCGGCCTTGGTTAACTTCGTTGGGAATATGTTTAACGATCCGATTGGAGCGATTAAGGTTTTATTTCTGGACATGTGCTTAACTGTGCTGGGGTACATCCAGAAACTTGCCTCTGGAATTGAGATGCTGTTAAATAAAATACCTGGTGTGACTGTGGATATTACAAGCGGGCTTGATCGTTTTTACACTACTTTAGAGGCAGCCAGAGACAAGGTGAAAGATGAGATGGAGTGGGTGGAGTATGTTCAGGCAATGGATTACCTCGATTATGGGGATGCGTGGAATACCGGGTATGATTTCGGAGCAGGCCTGGGGGCGCGCATTTCCTCTGGTTTAGGCAGTCTGGAAGATATGATTGGAGCTATTGATGGGGGCGCCGGATTAAGCGGCGGAGAAGACCTGTACGGAATCGGCGTATCGGATAACATCAGCAGCATTGCCGACAACACGGCGGCGGCGGCCGGTTCCCTGAGCGCATCCAACGACCAGCTGGAGTTTTTGCGGGACATTGCCGAGCGGGACGCCATCAACCGGTTCACTACCTCGGAGATCCGAATCGACATGACCGGGATGAATAACCGCATCGAGGGCGGCGCGGACATCGATGGCATCATCAGCCAACTGACGGACGGCATGGCGCAGGCGCTGCTGACAGCCGCTGAGGGGGTGCACGCATGAGCTATACCTGTTATTTGGGGAATGTGGAAATGCCGGTGACACCCAGTAGGCTCAGCATAAAAATTAAAAATCAGAACAAGACACTGACCTTGCTCAATGAGGGGGAAGTCAACTTTTTGCGCGCGCCGGGGCTGACGGAAATTACGGTGCCACTGACCTTTCCCATGTTCGGAGGGGATTTTGCTCCTGATTATTATTTGAGCATTCTGGAGGCAATGAAAACAGGGGGATATAAGGCCCAGTTTAAACTGATTCGCACCGCGCCGGACGGACAGCTGCGCTTCAACACCGAAATGACGGTCAGCCTGGAGGAGTATACGATTACCGAGGACGCCAAGGAAGGGCTGGATGTGTGCGTGGACGCCACATTTAAGCAGTGGAGAGAGTACGGTACAAAGAAAGTGACGCAACTGTGGAAGAAATCCAGTGAAGGCGTATTAATGAAGTCTGGTGAACTCATTGTGGAGCAGGAGCGGGAGGCCGAAACGGCCCCCGCCACGGATATCCACACGGTGCAAAAGGGAGATACCCTGTGGGCAATCGCAAAAAAATATTACGGCAATGGGGCGCAGTATCTCAAAATCTATGAGGCCAACAAGGACAAAATCAGCAATCCCAATCTCATCTATGTGGGGCAGGTGTTGACCATACCATGAGCTATGAATTGGTCATCCGGCACGGAGATGCCGGAATGCGGCCCCCTGTGGCAGAGGATGTGTCCATTGAGTGGGAGCGCACAGGGCCGCCGGGAAAACTCACCTTTGATGTGATTAAGACGCCGGCCCTGAACGTTCAGGAGGGGGATTGCTGCATCTTTTCCGTGGACGGCACCGTGGTGTTCAAGGGGTTCGTCTTTGAAAAGAGCCGCAAGGGCAGCGGGCCCTATGTGATCAGTGTGACAGCCTACGACCAGCTCTATTATCTGAAAAATAAAGACAGCTATGTGTATGAAAATAAAACCGCCACGGAAGTGGTGAAGATGATTGCGGAGGATTTTGAACTGGAAGTGGGAAAGCTGGAGGACACCGGGTATGTGATTGCCAGCCGAACCGAGGACAACCAGACCCTGACAGACATCATTCAAAACGCGCTGGATGAGACACTCAAGGCGCGGGGAGCGCTCTATGTCCTGTACGATGAGGCGGGAAGGCTGACGCTGAAAAGCATTGAACACATGCTGGTGGATGTGTTCCTTGACAAGGAAACCGGGGGAGATTTTGATTATAAGACCTCCATCGCGGACCAGACCTACAACACCATTAAGCTGGAGCATGAAAACGCCGATACCGGAGAGCGGAACGGATATACGGCAAGTGACCCGGATAGCGTTAGCCGTTGGGGCGTCTTACAGCACTATGAGAAAATGAACGATGCGACCAACATCAGGGCCCTTGCAGAGGCGATGCTGAAGCTATACAACACCAAGACACGCACCTTAAAGCTCCAGAATATGTTTGGTGATATCCGCGTGCGGCCAGGCTCTCGCCTGGTGGTGAACCTTGAGCTGGGAGATACCAATTTATGCAGCTACCTGATGGTGGAGCAGGCGAAGCATACCTTTCGAGATGGACAGCACTTGATGGAGTTAAGAATGCGGGGTGGTAATTTTGTCACTTGATCTCAACGAACTGCTCCGGGTGGTGAAGAAGGCGGCGGTGGAGGCAGTGCAGGCCTCCAACCCCATGGGGTTCTGTCTGGGTACTGTTGCGGCCGCGTCCCCACTGACCATCCGCCTGGATCAGAAACTGACGCTGACCGCGGCACAGCTGATTCTTACCGATGCCGTGCGGGACCGCACCGGGGAGCTGACGCTGGATTACCAGACAGAGCATGCGCAGCGGAAGGCGGTCTGTGTCCATAACGGCCTGAGGACAGGCGAAAAAGTGGTTTTGCTCCGCTGTGACGGAGGGCAGAAGTTTATTGTTCTAAACAGATGGGAGGGAGCATAATGGCCACACTTCCGGTAAGCGGAGATGATTTTGAACTGATCACCCTGGCGCTGCAGAGCCGGAGCAGCGACACCTACAAACTGGAGATCGACCGAAACAGGATTCGGGGAAGAACGGACGGGAGAGAGGCTGTGCGCCAGGCGGTGTACCTGATCCTGAATGTGGAGCGGTATGCCTATCCCATCTATTCCCGCAATTATGGCATAGAGCTGGCCGATCTGGCGGGCAAGCCCAAGGATTACGCCATGAGCGAGATGAAGCGGCGCATTACCCAGGCGCTGACCCAGGACGAGCGAATTACCGGGGTGGATCAGTGGGAGTTCATCTTGAACAGAAACAAGGTTCTGGTGAGTTTTACCGTTCACACTGTATTTGGTGAGCTGGAGGGTATCACAGAGGAGGTAGCAATTTAACCATGTATGAGAGTAAGACCTACGAAAACCTATTGGCCAGCGCACTGGCCAGAGTGACTTCTGTGGGGGACAGGCGGGAGGGCTCCCTGGTGATGAACGGGGTCGCGCCGGCTATGGCGGAGCTGGCACAGCTCTATATCGGCCTTGATTTTGTTTTTGGAGCGACCTACCTGTCTACCGCGCCCCGGGAATACCTGATTTTAAGAGCGGCGGACCGGAACCTGGCGCCCTACGCGGCCACCGCCGCTGTGTTTCGCGCTGAATTCAATGTGGAGGTGCCAAACGGCACGCGCTTTTCCTGCGATGACCTGAACTTTGCGGTCACAGCCCGCATGGCACAGGCCGATACAGCCACCGGGCTGAGCCACCAGGTGACCTGCGAGACGGCGGGGGAGCGCGCCAATGGCTACGGCGGAACCTTGATTCCGGTGGAATATATCAATGGCTTGACCCGGGCGGAGCTGCTGGAGCTGCTGATCCCCGGGGACGATGTGGAGGACACGGAGGCGTTCCGCCAACGGGTATTGGAGAGTTTTCAGTCTCAGGCCTTTGGCGGGAACCAGGCGGACTACACGGAGAAGGTGATGGCGATTGCCGGGGTGAGTGGGGTAAAGGTCCACCCGGTGTGGAACCGGGATCTGGCGCCCGGCGCGCTGGTTCCGGGAGACGCGGTCACAGCGTGGTACGAAGAGATGCGCGATCACTTGAAGGGTGAGGTGATGGAGTGGCTGGCCGCGGTATACACTGCGGCGAAGGACAAGCTGCTGACTGTGGGCGGCGCGGTAAAGCTGGTGATTTTAGCCTCGAACCACGCGGCGCCATCCCAGACACTGCTGGATGCCGTTCAGACTGCCGTTGACCCCACGCAGAACGCCGGGGAGGGTCTTGGTTTTGCCCCCATCGGCCATGTGGTTCGGGTGGCGGGGGTGGAGCAGAGGAATGTGGACATCACCCTCAACCTCACCTACACACCGGGCTGGAATTGGGATGCGGTGAGAAGCTATGTGGAGGCGGTCATTGACCGCTATTTTGAGGAGCTGGCCCGGAGCTGGGCGGGGAGTGAAACTCTGACGGTGCGGATCTCTCAGATTGAAAGCCGGATTCTCACCGAGTGCGCGGCCATGATCGCGGATCTCAGCGGGACCAGGATCAACGGGCTGGAGGAAAACCTAATCTTGTCCCCTGACGAGATTCCGGCGAGGGGGGTTATCCGTGAATAGAACCCTGCTGGAGTATCTTCCGCCGGTACTGCGCGAGGTATTGGAGTTTCAAACCATAAACCGGGCCAACGAGCCGGAAATTGCTCTGGCCTGGGACGCGCTGGCGCTGGTGATGGCGAACCAGTTTTTGAGTACGGCCACACCGGAGGGCCTGGCGGCGTGGGAGCGGGAGCTGGAGATCTATCCCAAGGACTCAGATACGCCGGAGATGCGCAAGACCCGGATCAAGGCCATATGGAATTTGGAGCGGCCCTATACCCTGCCCTGGCTCAAGGGATGGCTGTCGGGCATCTGCGGGACGGAGGGGTATGAGCTCTCCGTGGCCGATTACACCATCCATGTACAGATGGACTATACCGCGCTGCCGAACGCGGACAGCCTGGGCAAAGAAATTTTAGAGATGCTGCTGCGGGTGCGGCCGGAGAATATGCTGGTGCTGATGACCGCTTTTTTACAGAGCTATGGCGCCATCCAGGTGGCGGGAGGGGCGGAGTGGCTCACCACCCTTGAAATTTACCCGAGAGGATAGGAGGAAAAGGTCATGGAAGGAACCTATGCAACGGTATTGACCAGCGCGGGGGCCGCGCTGGTGGCGGAGAGTATTTTGACCGGGAAGAAGCTGCAAATTACCCAGGCCGCGGTGGGAGATGGCGGGGGCGCGGCCTGCCGGCCGGACCCGAACCAGACCGCCCTTGCGGGCGAGCGGTGGCGGGGCGGCGTGGCCACCGCGCAGCAGAATTCCGCCAACCCCAACGTGCTGGACGTCAAAATTGTGGTGGGGGAGGAGGTGGGCGGCTTCACCATCCGGGAGGCCGCCATTTTCAATGAGGCGGGGGTGATGGTCGCCCTGTGCAACACGCCGGAAACGGAGAAGGTGACGGCATCGGGCGGGGCGTCCGGAAAATTTACCATGGTGATGCACTTGGCGGTGGCCGACTCCTCGGCGGTGGAGGTGGTGGTGAGACCCACCCTGAATACCGTGAGCGGGGAGGAGCTGGAAGCGGCCCTTGAGGCCCATGAGGGGAGCGCCGGCGCCCACGCGGGGCGGCTGATCCCCGCCGGCGCGAAGGGAGCCGCGGGGGGCGTGGCGGAGCTGGACGGGTCCGGCAAGGTGCCCTCACAGCAGCTGCCCGCCATGAATTACGATGCGGCGGGGAGCGCGGCGGCGGTGCAGGCAAGCCTTGCCTCCCACACGGGAAGCACCGGCAATCCGCACAGTGTGACAAAGGCACAGGTAGGGCTCCCCAACGTGGACAACACGAGTGATGCAAGCAAGCCCATCTCCACGGCGATGCAAACGGCTTTGAATGGGAAATTAACAACACCAACAGGGGCAACATCACAGGTATTAAACGGCGTGGGAGCACCTATAACCCCCTTGGCAGCACCAACGAACGGCAGCGTACTGCCTTTTACCGCTGGGGGAGCATATACCCAACTGGCTTTAAAAGCAAACTTAGCAGGCCCCGCACTGACCGGTACGCCCACGGCCCCCACGGCGGCGGCAGGAACAAATACAACCCAGATTGCGACCACCGCGTTCGTGCAAGCGGCCTTAAGCGGAGCGTATACAGTTGGGACGTGGACACCTACGGTTCAGTATGCCGAAAGTTATCCGGTGCGATATGGCCGGTATATAAAAATAGGAAATTTTGTGATTTTAGTTTTTCACTTGCAGTTTACTGCGACAACTACGGTAGCGAGCGGAACACAACTCCGAATAGATGGAATCCCTTATGTGCCAAATATTATGACATCTGGCCATGGTTATTCTTACGGATCATCCCAACTTTTGGCTGGTGGGATACCAAACGGTCTTTCGATCAATGCGGGCGTGGCAGCGATCTTTCCTTATGCTCTAGTCGGTGGTTACGGTGGACTATCTCCACAGACGTATACCCCTAGCGGGACACATATCTTTAGCGGGCCTATAGCATATACAATAGCCTAGAGGAGGACGTAATGTTAACAAAAATTAATCTTGAATCGCTGAGTGTTAATTCAGTTACGGTTCAAACAACGGTTGGAGAAGAACTTCCCCACGCAAAGGCATATGTAAATAGTCCGTCCGGGCGAACGGTTCTTGCGAATGAGGTTCCGGAACCATATTTATCGACCATCCTGGAAACTTGGGGGAGCGCCCCGACACTGGAAGACGAATCAATGAGCCGTGAGGATATTTTAAATTCCAAATTTTTGGCTCTTTCCTCCGCCTGCAATCAGACGATTTACGCGGGAGCGGATGTGGTCTTGTCAAGCGGGACTACCGCCCACTTTACTTACGATATCTTTGATCAGGCAAACATCTCCGAAATGTTCAGCGCCGTGGTGCTGGGGGCAACGGAATACCCGTATCAAGCCGCCGGCGGATCGTGCCGGGTTTATTCCGCAGGCGATATTATTATTATCTACGCCGCGCTTTCAGGCCTAAAAACAGCTACACTGACTTACTATCACCAGATAAAGGATTATTTAAAGACGCTGAAAACAGTGGCGGAAATTCAATCGGTGACATGGGGTCAGGCCCTGGAGGGGGAATATCTTACCCACTACAATGAAACGATAGCAGCCGCGCAGGCGCAATTACAAATCATGTTAGCAAAGCTGGGGGCATAACCATGCGCCGAATGATGAAGCACCTCACCCCGCTGGCCCAGGCGAAGGAGTACACGGACGAGGCGATGGAGGCCGTTGCGGTTCCATTTCTGTATCGCTGCACGGGCGCCGGGGACTCCGCCGCCATCGCGGAGATTGTGAATGACTTTTTTCATCATGGCACGGCCATGACCATGAAGCTTGTGATTACGGGGCGCATGGGAATCGTGTGTTCCGCTGACCGTTACGCCATGCGCGTGGATGGGGAAAATGCCCGCGGGGCGGTGTGCCATCTGGATTTTTCAGACTGCGAGATTCCGGAAATCATGGCGGCGGACGCTTTCCTCTATTTAGGCGGCACGGCTAAGGTCTGTCTCACAGGCCTGTCTGTCACAGCGGCGGGAAGCTGCGTGATTCTAAACGGCGGCGGCTGTATCTTTGACAGATGTGTGATCATAGGAAAAGAGGCCTGGGGCGTGATTGTTCAGAGCGGGGCTTCCGGGGCAGCCGCCTTTCTTACATGCAGGATCATGGGCGGGAGGCAGGGGATTTATGCCGCGGCGGACAACCCCAATGTGACAGTCAAGCTAACCGGCTGCGAGATCAGCGGCGGCGGAAGTGGCTATGACGTATATCAGTCCAGCCAAGGCTCCACCATGTCCTGGTATATTGAGGGGTGCAGCTTTGCCTCATCCCAAATTTGGGTGGATGGAGCGGAAAAGACAGCCGGCACCGCAACGGCAAACACCTGCTGCTATATGCCGGCCTACGCCAATTTCTTCAGCCGGGCCATTGGGTGAGGCGGGGCAAGACAAGGGAGAAACGGCTGGAAACGCAAACCGGGGGAGCGGGATTTTTGGAACTGGGGCTGCCGGAGAGGAACATTCCGAAGGGGATAGGCCTGGCGCGGTGGGAGGCTCAGGCGTGAATCGGGTTGGAATCAGCCAACCCAGAAGAGGGGGGATGGCATGACATTGGACGAGCTCTCCGTCAAGGTGGCGGAAGCGGAGCAGCGGGCGAAATCCAACACCCGGCGGATTGACAAGCTGGAGCAGGGTACGGACGCGCTGCATGATTTGACCCTGGCCGTGCGGGAGATGGTGCTGAAGCAGGATTACACGGCGGAGAAAATTGAGAGCCTGAATCAGAAGGTGGACGGCATTGACAGCCGCATGGACGCGGTGGAGCGGAAGCCCGCAAAACGCTGGGAGGGCGTGATGGAGAAGATCATCTACGGCATCGCGGGCGCGCTGGCGACTCTGGCCGTGGCCGGGCTGTTCGGGGGGTGAAGAAATGGGTGCGCGGAGGACTTCATTTTCGAAACTGCTGCTCATTCAGGAGTCGGTTTTGATCTGGATTTTGACCTTTGGATTTATAGCGTTGGCGTTTTTATGTGTTTGGAAGGAATACACGGGGAGCCTGCCATGGCTCTCAGTGACGCTGACGGGGGCGTGGACGGCCTACGGGGTATCCCAGGCCATGTACTATTCCAAGTCAAAGGCGGAAAATACGAAGGGCGGCATTGTTTACGATGCCGCCCTGAACACAAAAGTGGACTGTGACTAAGGAGGATATGATGGAATTGTTATCTCAAATGATGATGGCCCTGATGGGCCTTGTGCTGGTGACAAATCTGGTGGTAGAGGTGCTGAAGAAGGCGCTGCCTATCTCCACAAATCTCATTGCCCTGGTTGTGGCGGAGGCGCTGACCCTGCTCTACGGCGGCATGATGGCGGCCATCCACCTGATTCCCATTACCTGGTATTTGGTGGCGGGGTCGGTGGTGATCGGGCTGCTGGTGGCCTACGGGGCCATGTTCGGCTGGGACAAGCTACAGCAGACTTTGAATCAGATTCGGGGCGGTGGCAACGGTGACAGCTGAGCAAATCCTTGCCATCGCCCAAGGGGAAATCGGGACCAAGGCCACGGGTCAGAATAACGTCAAGTACAATACCGCCTATTATGGCCGGGAGATCAACGGTGCGGGCTACGCCTGGTGCGCTTGCTTTGTGTGGTGGTGCTTCCGGCAGGCGGGGGCATCCGACCTGTACTACGGCAGTGGAAAGACCGCCTACTGCCCCACGCTGCTGTCCTATCACAGGAGACAGGCTGTCACTGAGTATCAGCCGGGAGATGTAATCTTTTTCAATTTTTCCGGCAAGGGCAATGCGGCCCATGTAGGGCTGTGCGAGCGCTATGACGGGACGTACATCACCACCATAGACGGCAATACCAGCTCCGCCAGCGAGGCCAACGGCGGTACCGTGGCGCGGAAAAAGCGGAACAAAAGCTATATTGTGGGGGCTTACCGCCCCGCATATCAAAGTACAAAGGAGGAAGCGGATATGCTGACACAGGAACAGTTTGAGGCTATGATGGACAAGTACCTGTCCAGTCTGGCCCGGCGGGAGCCCTCCAACTGGTCGGAGGAGGCCAGAACCTGGGCGGAGTGCAACGGCATCATTGCCGGGGACGGGAGCGGCAACAAGCAATATAAAAAATTCTGTACCCGGGAGGAGTTGGTGCAGATTTTGTTTCATCAGCGGGAGAAAGAACAGGGCGGCGCCGGCCGTTGA